TAGTGTTTAGAGGTGTATTTTTTATAAAGTGTGACTGGGTGGTCACGTTATTTTTGGTCAGGAATCTTTACAGTTTGGTTGTAATGTGGTTAGGGTTTCGTGAGAGGTGTTGGGATGTCTGCGAGTAAGTTTGATGACAGGACGTGCGGCTTAATCCTCCGAAGTATTCGGTCGGGTCAGACCAAGATAGTTGCTGCTCGGACAGGGGGAGTGACGGTCTCTTGTTTGGAGAAGTGGCTGAAAGACCCGCGCAAGACTGACTTCCAGAATGCTTACTATAAGGCAGAGGCTGATGCAGAAGAGGCTCTAGTGCGTATTGTACAGGAGCATGCACAGAAAGACTGGAAGAGCGCGAAATGGCTCCTTACTCGTAGATTCCCTCACTGGAAAGAAGAGTCCCATACCCGGCAGGAGAATAGGGATAGGCTCGATCAACTTCGTATTGAGAAAGCAGAGCTTGAGCTTGAATATGCACAAATGCGAATTGAGGCTTTGAAGAATGCCGATGGTGACTTAGATTTACTAGCAGTTCTAAATGATGCTCCTCAGTTGGAGCAGCAACAGAAACAACCTAATTAGAGGACAGTATGGCTAAGGGTGATGCGAAGACTAAAGCTGCCAAGAAGATGCTAGAGGCTGAAGAGTCTAGTCCTTCTAAGGTTAGCATGGGCCAGATACGTGCCGCTGAAGAAGAGCAGCGCATGGGTAGGCGCGGTATGGACACGGGTAAGAAAAAGAAGAAGATTCCTTCTGACCCTATTGAGCATATCCGCACCCTGTATGGCACAGGTAAACCTAATGATAGGGTTAAGAAAGCACGCAAAAGGCTTTATGATAGGTATGTTGAGCAAGGCAAGTTAGAGCCTATTTTCCCTAGATATGTTGAGGGCCTTATTCGTGGGGAAAAGATTGATGAAGGTCACAAAAAAGACAGGGAAACTGCTCTAAGCGGCGTAGATCAACTTGCACGGTCCAGCGACAAGCGAGCGGAAAAACATGGTAAGGAGCGAAGCGAGTACGCTAAAACTGGTAAGTCTCGTACATTTGATGAAATAGAGCACGTTCGCCGCGATAAACAGTCTAACCCGAACATTGCTGGGCACTTAGAGGAACTTGCACAGCATTTTGGTGCCCAAAGCCAAAAAGCGCATGAAAAACACCAAGAGGCTAGGCTTGGAGATGCGGAATACTACTATAACGTAACCCCAGAAGAAAGAGAATACACTGAAGAGCTTATGGCGTGGCGCAGAAAACATGGCAAGAAAGGAAAGAAGTAATGCCTAACGTAGACGGTAAAGACTATTCATACACCCCTAAAGGTGTAAGCAAAGCCAAGAAGGCCGCTAAGGCTTCTGGTAAAAGCATGAGCTACCATAACCCAGGCCCTGAAAAGGATGATGTGCGGCGTGCCGCTATGGGCATGCTAGACCGGCTACCTGAGGTTATGGACAAAGAAAAAATTGCAGGCATTTCTATCAGTCTCATGTTTAACGAAACCAAGCATAACAAAAACAAAGGTAAGACCAAAAAAGACTTTAGCCCTCACATGATGTACGACCCCCAAACGGGCGAAGGCGAAATGGCCAATACTTTTGAAGAGCATATGGAAATGAAAGAAAAAGGCTTTACGCACGAAAAGCCAGACATGGAGGAAGAGGATGATCAAGCGTAAGTTTATTATTAGCGAGCAAGCAGGAACACCTGTTGCTTCGCCAGCTACGGTCTTTACAAGCACCACACACCACACCACAAATGCACAAGCAATTGCAGCAAGCACAGCGGCAACCGTTGGCCTACCAGAGCCCACAAACATTAAGAGCACAATAACCAAGTGTGATGTGTACTTAACGTTTTCAGGCACAGCCGGACAAACAGACTACTCCGTGCAAGTGTCTAGCGACGGAACAAATTATGCAAGCCACACAACTGGCAATGTAACTACAAATACCACTGTAATTCTTCAAGATGTAGAAGGGCTATACATTGTTGTTGGGGTGGCACCAAATGCCGGAGGCGCTGCTGCAAATGTTCTATGCACAGTAACAGGTGTGCGGGAAATTTACCGAACAGCCAGCAACCAGCAAATGCGACAACGATACACAACAAATCGACAGCAAGCGCTTGGTACCGAAACAGAGGCTGTCGAAAACGTAACAGTAGACCACTTGTCTGCAGACTACTCATAACATGCCTTACCGTATTGTTAAGTCAAAAGACAAAGACGGCAAAGCTATGTATTGCGCCCACAAAGAGGGCGTAGATGCACCCAAGGCATGCAGTAACTCTAAGAAGAACATACGTATGTATGTTGCGTTCGCCCTCAAAGGTGACAAGAAAAAAGGAAAGTCTAAATGAGTGACACCACAGAGCTTATACAAGCAGACTACACCATCGATAATGCTTGCGTATCAGGTAACGTGTTTGCCAAACAAGCCGTTGAAGGAATCATTGCTGATGTTCTATGCCAGGTTAAGATGTCTGTTGACGTGGCCCTGGGGCTACACGGAGACGCGCACAAACTGAGCCAAGTAGACAACATTAAAGCAACCTTTGGTATTGCGCGAGCCGAAGTGGGCGGCTGTCTAGATATGCTCAAGCATTACTCTAACGCTGCACTAACACCTAAACATCGCTATGCGCGAGCTTGCATGTTCCACTTTGCGTCTGTGCTTGATGACTCTGCAGAAGATGTGTCGAAAGTTAAAGGTGCAACGTCTAAGCATCTAGCACAATTCGGACGCAACCTTGTCGAGTTTATGACAAACCTGCATATGATTATGGCTGACAGCACATCCGACAAAAAACGTGTGGCACTTGTTGCCTCTTATACAGGCAAGGTGCCAGGGGCTAATGGGGAAATCCTACACTAATGGCAAAGTTACCACCTAAAGTAGCTAAAGAAATTCGTAAGTGCGCTACGGACTTTGACTACTTTTGCCGCAAGTACCTCAAGATTGTGGATAAGGGTGGGCGTGTTGTTAACCTAAAGCCTAACAGGGCGCAACGTGAGTTCCTAGAGGCTGACGCCAAGAACCCATGGGTGTATGTGCTTAAGGGTAGAAAGAGGGGCCTAACGACCATTATCGCAGCCTTAAACTTTCACTCCACCTTGTTTACGCCATATCACTACACGCTAGTACTGGCGCACACAGAAAACGCAGCTAAGTCTATATTTCGTATATACAGCCGCTTTTATGAAAACCTGCCGTCTTTTCTAAAGTTTCCGGTTAAACTGCAAAACAAACACGAGCTTGAGTTCGAGCATGGCGGATACATTTGTGCAGCAACCGCAGGCTCTGACTCTGCTCGAGGTGGCACGTACCAGTCTATTCACTGCTCTGAGTTTGCGATGTATGAAAACATCGAGGCTCTTATTGCGTCTGCCCTTAACACCGCAGGTGAAAACCCGCGTGTTACGTTAGAAACTACAGCCAATGGTTTGAATGATGCGCATAGGATTTGGACAAACCCTGGTGGTTTTGAAAAGCTCTTTATTAGCTGGTTTGACGACGAGAATGCCCTATCTAAAAAGAAACCCGAATGGGTTCCGAAAGAGATTGCAGATCTCGCTACAACGTATGGGCTTACGCAAAAACAAATTAACTGGGCAGCCGATACGTATCTCACGAGATGCGCGGCTAACTGGAACACGTTCCTTCAAGAATACCCACCGGAAGCACATCTTGCCTTCATATCATCTGGTAAACGCTTCTTTAACCATGCGTATGCGCACGCAAAGCCACAGCCAGGGTATCGAAGATACCAAGAGCCATTAAGGTACAGAGCATATGTTATGGGCGTCGATACGGCGTCAGGCTCAGAACATGGCGACTATTCTGCTTGGTGCCTGCTTGATTGCACAAACAAGAAAAAACCAGAAATAGTTTCCACGTTTTACCAAAAGGTGGCACCATCGGAGTTTGCGCAAAAGGTCAAAGAAGAGGCTGAAGCGTTTAACGCAATGGTTTGCGTAGAGTCAAACTCCTACGGTCTTTCGATTATCGAGTACCTTGTTAACATGGAATACGTTAACCTGTACCGCCGTGTTAAGTACGACGCAGCTACTAACAGGTATTCGCACAACATAGGGTTTGCTACTACTTCGTCTACGCGATCTATCTTGATGGCTAGAATTCAGGAGTACATTAGCCGTAAATGGCTAGACCCAATCGACACAACCCTGCAAGCAGAAATGAACACGTTTGTGTTTAACAAGTCAGGTAAGCCTACGGCAGAGGTTGGAAAGCATGATGACATGGTAATGGCTACAGCGCTTGCGCTGGTAGCATTTGATCAAGTCGATGCTGAACAAGAAATCAAACAACGCAAAGCTCCGACAAATATTGAAGAAGTTTTGCAGTTTGAAATGCAGACAGGACGTCTTTATCGCAATTCAAAAAATATGTTTAACGATGAAGACATACTGTCTAAACCTATAGAAGAAGCACCCATGGGTAATTTTTCTAGACACTAATCCCGCCTGCTAGGCGTAAAAGGAGCAACAATGAGTTATTTGGATTCAGAATCCCTGGACAAAGTAGGTGACATGCTATCTGAAGGCACGCCTATGGAGGTCCACGAAGAAACTGTGCAAGAGTCTTCGCCAGAAGTCAGCGAAGTAAAAGAAGAGACACAACAAAGCGACGCGCCGATTGCGGATGAGGGCCACCAAGCCCCAGCAAGTGCAGAGCCGGTAAGCTCACAACCTGATGCTTTTTCAGATACTGGAGAAGTTGAGGAAGGAGTTCACCGCGTTCCGTATAAACGGTTTCGACAAGTAATTGATGCAAGGAATCAACTAAGAAATGAACGGGATTATTTGACACAGCAAGTTCAAGAGTTGGCCCAATCTATGGAACAGCTTAAGAATGCATCTCAAACCCCGGCTGAAGCTCCACAGCAAACTCAGCAGGTAGAGGCGTATCAAACTTCGCTAACCCCGCCTGAGTTTTTGTCGGAAGAAGAAGCGCAATACTTTAACGCACTCCAAAGCGAATTTGGAAAAAGGTATGATTCTTTAGCGTCTAGGGTACATAACTACGAGCTTGGCATGGCAGAACAGCAATTAGAAGCTGAGATTGCCAGCGCCACCGATGTTTACCCTGATGTGCCACGTCGCGCCATCTTAGAGGCAGTAGCCAGCGGCAACATTAACGTTATGGATGTTGCAGAGCGTTACCAGTCTTTTGTTAATCAAATGCGAGAACAGGCGATTGCTGATTACTTGCAGGACAACCCGGATGCAAAAAGGTCATCGGCTGCGCCAAGGCCTTCACGAACGGGCGGTTCTTCACCAGCAAAAAGCCGAGTTCAAGCAGATGTTAAGCCGAAGAACCTGGCTGATGCTCACAAAGCACTTAGTAAGTTTCTAAAAACAAACAACATTTTTTAATAAGGAGTCCCTAAAATGGGCGCAACATTAGCTACCTTTCAGAACATCCTGAAAGAATTTTATATTGGTCCAGTAATTGAAGAGCTTAACAATGAGATCTTCGTTCTGGAAATGTTTGAAAAGGCCGTTGTTGATTGGCAAGGCCGTGTCGCAATTATCCCAGTACACGTAAGCCGTAACAGCGGTGTTGGTTTCCGCCAAGAAGGTGGCACAACGACCGGCGCTGGAGCACCTAGTGCTTTGCCTGACGCTGGTAGCCAAGGGTTTAATCGTCTTCAGATTAATGCTCAGTACCAGTATGGCCGTTTTGAAATTACTGGCCCTGCTATTTCTGCAGCTAAGTCTGGCGGCAAAGGCGCGTTCATTGGATACGTCGATGCTGAGATGAAGAAGCTTGTTACCGATGTTAAGATTAGCGCTAACACTGTAAGTGTTTGTGGTAACGCTGTGCGTGGGTACGTGTCCGAAAAAGCAGTCTTTGCGGCAGGGGGCGCAGGTAACCCATCAAACGCAGGTCTTATTGGCACTTGGGGAACGGCTACTGTTGACTACACGGGCGATTACACTGCCTGGGCTGGCGCTCAAGACGGCATTGCCAACATTGCAACTTGGGTTCCTGTTCGTTTAATTCGAACAGATACGCATGAGCAAATTGTTCTAGAAGACAACCCAGCCAACCAAGGCATTTTTGTTGTTTCTTCTGACGCTACTGCGGGAACAATTACCTTGCGATTTGGTGAAGGTGTTGGAGGCAAAGACCTAGACCTAACGGTTACCGCTCCTGGTTACGGTGTTGCCGTTGCTCTTAGCTTTGTAAACGGAGTAGATTCTGCTGCTGGTGCAGCAGTAGGGCTACAGCTTCAAACTCCAAACACAACCATTGCGCAGTCAATGATGCAGCTTGAGCCAGTAGGAATGTACGGGAATGTTTCCGACACGTCGTTCTTTGGTATTAACCGTGACCCTGCACAGCCTAGCCCAGAGCCAGCTTTGCGAGGGCATGCTTTTAATGCCTCAACTGCAGCCGCACCTCTTGCTGGTTTGACAGCCTTGTCTCTTACTCGCATGCAACAGTGCCTAGACGCACCGCTTGTAGACGGGCTTGGAGTTGCTGCTAGCGCTACTGGTACGCACGCCTACCAAACTGGCACACTGCCAGATGGTGGTGGTAAGGAAGCAGACATCATTATGATGAACTCGCTTACTCGTCAGCAGTACACAGCGCTTCTCCAGGGAACTAATGCAGGCAACCTGTATGTAACTACTGATTCTGCAAAGAATGGAGACGGTGGTTTCATGAGCTTGGGTTACGCAGGAATTCCTATTAAGACAAGCCGTGCAATCCATCGTGGTATTCTTGCGTTCTTACGTAAGGACACATGGAACATTACAGAGCTTGAGTCGGCAGGTTTCGCGGACATGGACGGAAACGTTCTTAGCCGTGTGCCAGACGTTGATGCCTACCGAGGCTTCTACCGATGGTACTGGAACCTTGTGTGCAAGCAACCTAACTGCAATGTGATCCTTTTTGGTGTAGCATTAAACTAGAGTGAGGGGAGGGGGTTTCGGCCCCCTCCTTATTTTATGCTAGAAGTATTTCAAATCATTACGCTTGTGCTAGTCGATGTGGTGCTTTTGCAAAAAATTGCAGAGCATATCCGATTGCGCCATGATAGAAAAAAACAACAGGCCGAGGAGTTGATAGACCAATACCCTCCGTCTGTTCTTTACGGTAGGGAGATGTAGCCATGGCTGACGGTTCAAACCCATTTGGTGGAATGCCTGAAGGCTCGTCTATGTTTGGAGATGAGTTTCAATTAAATCTTGATTTGTTAAACCAAGGTGGTGCTTCCGGCGGCTCTCAACTTGATTACGCAACTTTAGGAAAACTTATTGCTTCTGCTGCAAGCCAACTAGGGCAACAGCCGCAACAGCCAGGCTATCAAAACATGGTGCCACCTCAATCAATGACAATGAGGCCACCCGGCGGCATGGTTACAAACATGCCAAGAGGCTCAATGCCCAATCAAAATAAAGGCCTAGATCCCGCTACGATGAAGCAACTAGCTGCAAAAAAACTTGCAAAAGAACAAGCTGCAGCAGCAGAAAGTAAAGGCATTGGCGGCGCACTAGGAACACTTCTCGGTGGCGCACTAGGGTTTGCCGTTGGTGGCCCGCCAGGGGCAGGCATTGGAGCAAGCGCAGGCGGCGGATTAGGCAAAGCGGTAAGCTAAAGGCACACTCATGGCTGAACAAAAAAAATTCCCAACGGACATGAAGTCCCAAATACTTAGCTCAGACAACGATAAGCGTGAGCATCGTCGATGTTGGGATTTGGCGATCTTGTTCCTTCAAGGCCAACAGTGGCTTTCGTATGACGTAAATCTTGGCAGGTATGAGCTTTCTCGCCCGCGAACTGGGGCAAACGTACATGCGACCGTTAACCTATTGCTCAATATGTATAGAAACATATTGTCTAGGCTGACGATTAACTACCCCTCTATTGCGGTAGTTCCAGCAACCCCTGCACCAGATGATGTGACAAAGGCAAAAGCAACAGAGCTTTTCCTTGAGTATCACTGGAATGCAGATGAGCTTAAAAAGACGTTGTCGCTAGCGTTTAGCTACTTGTTATCAATGGGAACTTGTGCGCTTCATACGTACTATGACCCAGGAAAAAAGCGTGTAACAACAGACGCGCATAGTGCTTATGACATATTTTTTGAGTCGGGAGTGCAAATGCCAAGCGAGTCTGAGTGGACAGCTATTCGGACGTACCACACCAAAGAAGCGCTAAAGAAAGCATACCCCGACCACGCAGAAAAGATTGAAGAAGCATCTACTACGCGAATAGATGAAAAACCTACGGGACAACAGATACCTGCAAACAGGGTCGAGCTTTACGAGGTGTATTGGAAGGATGGTCGCCACGCTATCCTGATGGACAACGTGTATCTGTATAAAGAAGAAGACGCGCTGGTTGATCCGTTTCCAATTCAAATCATACGTTACACAGTTATACCAACTCGCCTTTGGGGTCTTGGCCTTATTGAGCCACTCGTTGATCTCCAGTGGTATTACAACAAAGCTAGAAGCCAGGTAATTCAAAACGCCGAGCTAATGGCTAATCCAAAGGTGTTAATACCAAAAACCGCAGGCGTGCCAACCAACGCATTTACTGACCGTCCAGGCGAAAAAATATATTACAATGCTACTGGCGGTAAGCCAGAGATGATGGTCCCTGCGCCACTGCCTGGGTACATCATGGACAACATGAGCCGCATTCAGGCAGAGATGGGAGACGTAGCAGGAATTCACTCTGTTAGCCTTGGAAGGCGTGCAGTAAATGTTAGCTCAGGCGCAGCTATTGCAGAGCTTGCGTCGAAAGATTTAAGCCAGCTTGAGATAACACAGTCATTTATCGAAGACGCTGCAAAGAACGTTGCAAAGCTTACATGCTTGCTAGCCAAAGCTCATTACTCAAAAGGCAAGTATGTAAAAATGATGGACGAGTACGGTTCTGTCATACACAGAGAAATAAAGAACGAAGACATTGTTGATAACCCAGAAATCTTTATTCAGGCGGGCTCTTTGTTTAGAAAAGAAGCGCACGATAGAGATGCAAAAGTTCTCGAGTTGTTTAACCTTGGCCTCATAGATAAAGAGCAGGCCATGTATGAGCTATCTTTCCGAACAAGCAATGCCCAGGTAAGCGAAAAGGTTCAGGCGCTTGCACACGCGCAAGAAATACTCGATGGCGTCAAACAAGGCATGATGGTCGAGATTTACTCAACAGATGACCTTGATGCGTTTAGCAGAGTCTTCAAAGACTTTATGAGGACTGATGACTTCTACAACATGCAGCCTGAAATGCAGGATTACGTGAGCGATGTTTACACTTCGATTATAGCGTTTGGAAAAGGTCAGCAGGCATATCAATCTGGAATGCAGCAGCGCAAAGTATTCCCAAGAGAGGTAGAGGCAGGCACAACAATGCAACAAACTGCAATGCAAGCGGCCCTTCCTGAGAGCCAAGCAGCACAACAGCAGGTTGGTGCAGAGGCGGCCCGTAACGCCTCAGAAGCGCTAGAAGTAGAAGACGCCGTTAGCAGAATGGCTGCAGGAACAGAGGCAACGATATCTCCATTTGGAGGGCAACTCTAATGAACGTGTCCGAAGTAAAAGCTTTATTTAGAGCGTACTGCGATGAGCCCGACGAAACGTTTTTGTCTAACGATAACGTTATAAGTTATCTGCAGAGAGGGTACGCTGAGTTTAGGCGAAAAATTACCGCACTTAACCCT